GGTCTCCCTTCTCTCCGCTTGTTCGCTTGTACAACAGTACACGACCACCACCCTCAATGTGAAGATTGAAGTGGGTGGTAGCGGAGTGTTCTGCTATGTAGCCTCTATCGGTTTTATTGAATGTCAGTTCCATTATGACTCAATGCTATAGAACGCTTCTTTGCTTATTTCAACAAGGTCGGAAGCAACCTCTGTTAATAAATCTTCTATTACCACAAGTTGACCATCAACTATTACTTCAGCAGTCGGAATGACTGCAACTGCATTCACAGCTGATGATGTGAGACCTAATCTTGCCAACGCCCCTCCACTGGCTATTATGCCTTGGGAGTCAATTCTGATAAGCGCAGCAGCAAATGAAACCAAGCCATCCCTTGTCGGAGCATACATGTCGGTTGTACGAAAGTACCTCCAAGTACCCCCACTTCCGCTATCGCCTCCGCCCTTGGGGAAGACCTCGCCTATCGTGTTTAGTTTTATCGTGTTCATAGGCTATACAGGTGTATTAAATGAATAGAACTCTTCCTTTGTGATGCGAGGGATAGCTGCAAGAGCATCAGCGGATGCACCCATTTCAAGAAGAACATCCCTCACACTTTTGATCCCACCCATGTCTACCTTTGCAGAAAAATCAATGGCAACATACTTTGGTAAGGTGGTGTTATTAATAAGTTCATTTAATATAAGGTAAGAAGTGGGAGCAACCACATATCTCACTCCACCTGATACTACAGCAAGAAAAGAGAATATTGTTACAACAGCATATCCCTGGGTTGCTTCCCCCGTAAGGTCAAGATACTCCATCGCACTTCCACCTCCCTCGGTAGCCACATTGGTCTTCACATCGACCTTGCTCAGATAGGAGTACCCTGCGTCAGGAGTGACTGCTGTTGTTCCGTTGCTTGTCACCTCCACCACCTTGCTCTGTGACTTGATTTCCGTCACCTCGCCCGATGTGGTCAAGGCTGCGTAGGTTGGCTCTACAGAAGACTCTATCTTGATGGTCTTGGGGTAAACCAAAGCCACTAAATCAACATCATCAACTACACCAGACACATTCTTAACATCATTAATTAAATCATAACCACCTCCTACAGTTCTTTGATATAATTTTATAGGTCCAGCAGTTTTCTTTTCGAGATGTAAATTACAATCAGTTGTAATTTCAAATTCAGATATGTATTTATTGTTTATTTTTTCAAATGTTAATTCCATATTACATTCTTATTAAAGTACCATCATCATTAATTTTAATACCATATCTTTCAAAATCTACACTATCAACTTCATTTTTAATAACTTCAGTTAATATACCTATTTGAGCTCTAAGATTTTGAACTTCTATAAGTAATTCTACATTAGTTTGCGCTAATTTTTCTGATTTCTCCAATACTTCAGCAAGTATTTTATTGTTACTAGCACTTAATCTTTCGTAGAATTCAAGAGAACCTTCCATATTCTCTATGTTATTATGCTCTACTTCAGAATTGTACTTTCTTCTTGATAATAACCAAGTTACTAAACTAGCTAGTGCAGAACATATAACTGTTACAACGGGAGTAATAATAATACTTAAATCCATCACTCTATTATTATAAATTTCTTTTCTTTGATTATCGCATTAGGATTTTTATCATATGCCTCCACTCTTATTACATTATGTTTCTTTTGAAACATTCTCCCTATAAAACACTTTTTTGGTGTTCCTATTATTTCTTTAGAAGATTTAGCAAATACTTGTAATTCACTTCTATATTTAGAAGAAATAGTAAGCTTATTAGCTTGTAAACAAATAGCAGTAGTATGCCACTTATCTGATATTACAGTGTCTATTTTAATAAAAGATTCTTTAAAAATAGTATCTTTAATATAGATACTGTCTTTTACAGATACTTCTGTTTTAATAGACTGCATTTGCTTAATTTCTTTATCTTTGATTTTTAGTTGCTTTCTTGCATTATTTAAATCTTTAATAATAGAATCGTTTATATATTCTAATTGTTCTAAATCAAATTTATAAGCTATTGCTTCTTTATTTAATTCAGCATTTTCAAGATTTAAAGCTTTAAAATTATTATCATAAATACTTATAGATTCTTTTAATTGTTTATTTTTAAAGCTTAAAATACATAATAGAAAAACAACTACTATAATAAGAACTATTTTAATAATTCTTATATATTTTTTCATTGTTTATATTCCTTTTTAACATCAAAACAAGGACAATCTTTCATGTATTCAAAAGGTTCAATAATACCATTATTATTTAAATCTTTAGAATAATCTCTATGACCTTTAATTTCCTTGATTGGTATAAATGTTTTTAGAATAGTAAGTAAATCTATTAAAGATTGTTTTTGTTCTGCAGTTCTTGTGTCTTTAGCTTTACCACTAGAAGATAAACCACCTATATAGCATACTCCTATACTACCAGTATTATTACCAGTAACATGAGCTCCTATTTTATTTAAAGGTCTACCAATTTCAATAGTACCATCAAGTTTAATTACAAAATGATACCCTACATCATTAAAACCTCTTTGAATATGCCATTTTTTAATATCTTCAACAGAATAATCCTTATTCTCTTTAGTAGCAGAGCAATGAATAACAACAGTATCCATTGCCCTACTAAAAGCATATTTTTTAATATAATTAATTAAAGAACTTTCTATCATTTCTTTGTAGAAGATTTAGGTCTTGAATTAATTTGTTTTTCTTTTAATTTAGCATCAGTTTGAGCTTTTTGTTTATCAAACTCAAGTCTTTCTCTATCTAACTTAAGTCTAGCATCAAATTGTCTAATAGATTCTTTAAGCTTCTCTCTAGCTTCTTCAGACATAGGTTCTTGAATACCATCATCAACTATATCAGCCTCATCATATTGTCTTGCTTGAGCATTAATTTGAGCTACTAAAATTTTAGTTTCATTAGATTCTGTATTCATTGCAGCCTCATGTTCCATTTTAGCTAAAGCTGTTTGTTGTTCTAATTGAGCCTGCTGTTGCTGTGCTTGAAGCTGTTGTTGTTGTGCTTGAGCATTCCTTTCTTGAAGTTTTCTTTCGTTAGATTCTACCATTCTTTGTTTTTCTGCTATAGAAGAAGAACTATAAAGCTTCATAATTGTAGAAAAATCTAACAATTGATTTTGTAGTGCTGCTTGTGCTAATGTTTCCATTTGTAATGCTAACTTCTGAGTATCAGAACTATTATCAACAACAATACCATAGTCACATTCTGCAAAATCGTCACCATCAATTTCCATCATTTTAATAGTCTTATCTGGTAGAATATATTGGAATTTAATGTTTCTTCCTTTATATGCAACTTTACAAGTCTCTAAGAAAGCTTCCATTACTCTCTTTTTAACATCATCATGAGTAATAAATAACCACTCTGTAATGTGTGATGATTGTAGTGTTGCTCTTTCAACTCCACCAACAGTTTCTCTATTAGAAATTTGACCTTCTCGTTGTCTTGAAATACCAGCAACTTCTGACATTTCACTCTTAATATACTCAAGAAGAGTTATTTGAGATTGAATTGAATTTCCAAATTCAGCATCTATAACACCTGATGATGCATTGTTCAATGCTCCAGCTAATTTACCAGTAGCCGCACCAATATTACCTTCTTTAAAGGAGTCTACTACAGCAATACCATTAACTTTAGCAAAATACATCCACTTCTCAACATCCCAATTAGCAGGCACTTTAGCTAAATCTAAAGTAATGATTTTACCCCAATTTCTAGCAATCATCTTATTAAGTCTATCGTGAATAGCATCATAAAGATAATTGTAGTATTTCATCATATCTACTAAAGAAAATGGTCTATCATCATTAATATTATAAATAGAACCCACTATACCAAAATGACATCTAGATGGATTTGAAAGTCTATTATATTGTACTGGTCTAGGTCTCATATTAACATAAATACTATCACCTATTTTAGTACCCTCCCAAGCTTCGTTAATCCATAATTTAGTAGCTTCTTCTCCTAAAGAAGTATTTGCTATATAATTTTCTGGATAAAAGTTATATCTCTCTTCTCCTGTTATTGAGTCATAAGATTTAACTTTAAGTATGGCTCTTCTTGATTTCCAATATACTTGAAGGACCCTAATATTACCTTCAAAATCATAAGGTAACAACGATGTAGAATCTACAGCACTAAATAATGTAGAAATATCATCATCATTTAATTCAAATTCTTCATGCTGCATATGACCTTGAACCAAACCATATCTCTCATCATAATTACCCATTGAATCTACAGCTCCAGAAGCAATAGTGTTAGGCAATGTTTCTATGTATTTAATATCTTTAGGTGATAATACATCATAGAAATGGTCATATATTTTACCAGGACTCCAATAGTCTTCAAGTATGATTATATCAGCATCTTCAATTCTATTAGAATAACCAGATTTAAATATTCTTACTTTTGTAGGATTTAATTTAGTTACAACTGGTTCTCCTCCTACAATATCACATTGATAAATTTCCTCACCAACAGCTAAAGCATCTACAAAACCTTTATTAAACATTAAATCAAAATTTAATTCTTTACTATAATGTTTAAGAAAAGCATTACCTCTGACTTCTTTAAAGTCTTGCCACTCATAGTTATAAAACTCATTGAGTTTTTCTAATTCAGCATTAAATTCTTCTTCAGATTGTGCTGTATTTTGAATCGCTTGTTGTAGACTTGCAAATAATGCTTGCTTTTTATTTTCTTCAATTTCTGATATAGCATTAGGATTTGTAACTACAACTCTATAATCAAAAATTCTAGCTGATTCTTCTCCTCTAAGAACATTTAGTTTACTATTCATTATAGGATAATGAGGAATCTTATCTGGAATGAAAGAAGCAGTCTGATTATCAGGATTAATAATAGACTGCATATCTCTCATGTTTAATTTACCATTTAACAAATCATAATTAATTTGTTTGTGCCAAACGGTGTTTCTTACCAGATTTGAAGTTAAAAAAGTCTTATTATCTGCCCAATCTACACATTGCTTTCTCCAAGTTTTATTTTTACTTTTAAATGACAATTGCTGTCTAGGAAAAGCATTGTAATTAGACATAATTATTCAATTTTAAAATTTATGCAAAAATAACATTAAAATTATTAATATACAATAGCATAAACAGTTTATTTAAAGTTCCTTCTATTATCATAATTATTTTTAAAGAAGTCATCATTTCCCAAATAATTAGGAGAATTAGTTAAATCTTTAGTTCTTCTGACATCTCCTTGATATACGACCATTCTATCTTGTCTATAAATCATAAGCATACCAAAAGCCCTGATTCTATCTACATTTATATCAGGATTGTATAAAATTAACTCTTTAATTAAAGCTCTATTTCTAAGTTTAAATAGCTGAGGTAATTCTACTTCTACTTCAACCCCATCAACTATTTGAATACCTTTAAATGGTTTTAATAACCATTCTCTTGTAAGTTCGTCTGCATGATTATTAATAGCTGCATTAGCATTTACACCCTTAGAAGAAGACCCAAAAGAACTGTATTTTACCATTTGTTTTTCTCTAAGATATTCTGGAGTGTCAACTAAAAGATGGACAGAATTCATTTTACTAAAATAAGCAAATAAGGATTTGTTATTACACTCATATAAGCATTTAGCATTGTAAAATAGACATAGCTTTCTAACCATTTCAAAGTTGTCTTCTGCATATTGTTTTCTACCAGTATATTCTGCTACAATATTATCTGTCCACAAATCTAATACAAATGTAGAACTTAAAGACATTGATTCTGCTTGGTCATTATTTACGGGGTCATGACCTATCAAATATCTATTAGGAAATACCTTTTTATTAGCATCTACCTCTGGCATTGCGTATATTTCTAACACTCCTTCTGCTTTATTATCTTTCAGTGGAAAATCTCTAATTGGAGTATTAGATGTTGGAATGTATTTAACTTCTCCAGAAGAATCTATTACTAAATCTCCTATATATACATCATTATATTCTGAAGGATTGTTATCAATTTGATTAAGTCTTTCGTTAAGTTGTGTAACTGGAAAACAATTACCTCTAGTTCTTAAAATAGCTTCTTGAGGAGTAATAGGAATTTCAGAAATACGTTTTGTAATAGCATTAATATCAGTAGAATTGTATTTTACTTTATATCTATCAAGAAGAATTTCTAATAAAGCTTTAGTTACATTAGATACACCATCATCATTATAACACTCTGCTCTATTCAAATATCCTCCAAAAAACATTGTAAAATATTTTCTACCTTGACCTTCTTTATCATAAACATTTGGCAAAGCTAACATATTATAACCCTGAGGATTATACATTAATTCTTGTGCTCCAGCAAAGTCTGATTCAGAGTCTCCAGCAGTTCCATAAGCAAATATAGTACCCCAAACATCATTACCATCTTCAACAGCAGGTCTTAGGACAGAATACAGCCTTAATAGTCGTGGAAACGTACCCATCTCTTCGAGAAGATATAAAACACCACGAGAACCTCTAAGCTTAGATTCATCATCTTTAGAAGTAATGCCAGTAACAGCATTTTCTGTGCCTTTGCGAGTATTAGTATCCAAATCAATATACCCCATAGTCCATTGTAAGCCTTGCAAGGAACTAGTTAATCTTTTAGAGGGAAACTCTGTATTTTGAGCACAAAAATCAATATAATATTGAAACATATCAAGAATTTGATTAGCTCCTTGAATATACTTTCTTTCTGATGCTGTTACTACGCATTGTACCTTTTTATTAACAGTATAAGATTCTCCTAAAATAAACCGTTTAGCTAATAAAGAAGCTCCTAAATAACTTTTACCCTTACCTCTTGAAGCTAATTCAGCACCATGTTTTCCCTCATTTCTAGCTTTATTTAAATAATGAAAAACATAATAGTGACCTTCCCAAACTTTAGGAAAATCTACTACTCTGATTGTTTTATTAGGATTTTTAGGGTCTTTTTTTGTTAATTGGATTGGACAATAATTTAGAAAGAAGTACATATCGCCTGTAATCCATTCACCGTCAGACTCTCTTGTATATCCGTCATAACATCTTCTGATTTCCTCTCTAATCCATTTACCAAATTCACTATTAGGATTAGGATTAGGTCTTAATTTAGTAAGACAACCATACTTTTGATAATGTATGGCTGTTTGTCTAAAATAATCCATATCTTCTAAAATATGAGGCTTAGTTAAATCTATTATTATTTTACCTTCATCGTCTTTAGGTAAATCTTTAGCTTTCAACCTAGTAGGAGATATAAGATGTTTTATAAATGGTACATTATTAATAAAATCAAAGAATTGTTCTTGTACTTCTTGAGGATAACTATCTATATTAAGTTCTTCTAAAGAAGATTGATACTTATTAAATACCAAGTTTTCCATCCATTAAATCTTTAAATTCTTCTGAATCAACATAATCATATATAGCTTCTAAAAATCTAATATTTAAAGCTCTTTCTAAATTAGTACCATCAGCTTTAATAGTCATTTCTTCTTCAATAATAGGTGTTTCTTTACCATTGTTTATGTAATAAAGACACATTTTATAATGTCTAAATATTCCAAACTTCTTATCTACTGAATAACTTTTATGTGAAACAAAACTACCATTTAAACCATAAATATTTTTCACATAGTTATTTAATGCTTTTACTCCATCTTCCATAATTAATTTATTACAAGATTATACCATCTTCCATTAGTTTTTTATTGTTACCACCTCTAGCTCTACCAGCTTCTTCAATTTCTTTAGCTACCATTTTTTCAGCTTCTGTAACTTCTTTAACAAGTGCTGGGATTTGTTTTACAGCAGATGTTATAGTGCTAATAGAATGTACTGTTTTACCCTTATCATCTCTTTCATTCATATCAACAGTTTCTAAAAATTGTTGTACTTTACTAATAGCTATTTTAGTACTTTTTAGAAGTTCAGCTGAAATAGTAGTTGTTAATTTTTTATATAATTCAATACATTCTAATTCTTTAGAGTTAAATTTAGGTATTTCTAATCCATTGGAAATACATACCTCTTCTAATCTTTCATCTTCATATACTATATAATTATAGTCACTTCTAGGATCATAAGTATAATATACTATTGTTAGAAAATCCATAAATTTAGATTTATCTTTTGTTTTATCTAATTTGTATAAATCTTTAAATGGTTTTAATAACAATAATTCATCTTCTACTTCTAATCGGTAATTATTGATTTTAACCAACCTCATGTTTAATAAAAATAAAAGCCTGTCAAACTGACAGGCTGTGAATTATACAATGTCTGGAGCTAACTCTATAATTTCAGCAACCTCCTCAGAAGTATCTATTTCTTCCCATTCTTTGATTACAAAATCAATATCTGAATCATAAAGATACATACATGGTTCATCATTAATTGGTAAAATAGGAAAGTTATAAGAAATTACTGCATTATCTTGAATAACTCCATCATTAAGTGAGCCTTCTTTATGTTTCATTACTTGGTATCTAGTAGGATTAACTACTACTAAATCTCCAACTTTAATATTCTTAACAAAAGGTCCCACAGCAAGGACTTTTTGATATTCCATAATACTACCAGCTTCTTTAGAAGCATCAATAATACCATCATTTTCTACATTATTCTCATACAACCAACATGTTGTGAGAAGCTTATTAAACATTGGTTTAATCTTTTTTATTTTTAGCATGTCTATATTTCTCCTTTAATTTTACTCGTTTGTATCTATCGTAAGTACACGATAACTTACCTAAACTTACTATATTAAAATTAGTTTTCAATTTAGAAAACTCCTCTTCACTTAAATCTTGTTTTAAGGGTAATTCTTTTATTGTTTCTCTAATAAATTTCCAATAGCTTTTATAAGCTAATTCTACAACTTCTATAGGAATATTTAGCTCATCAGCTACTTTTTTATACACTTCCAACATCATCGAATGTGAATAAAAGCAATAATTTAAAATTACCATTTTCTTCTTTAACATTAGGTATAAATCTAGGATTTATTCTACCATCTATTACAACTTTAGCCTTTCTAAGTTTACTCATAATTACTTGAAAATGAGGATGTTTTATATCTAAGGTTTCTCTAATACTTCTTTTAGTATCCTCATTCATTAGTACACTGTTTAAAATATTAACATCACTAATAACCTTAGATAGTTCATATCTTTTTAGAAGAAAAGCTGCAGCAACATCCATTTCTCTATCTGTGAGATTGTGATATGGTAGTAAAAACTGAAACCAATGTTTAAAGAATTTACCTTTAAGTGAAGTAGGAATGCTTAATACATTATCTACTTCACCTTTCATATTATTCATTGTTAGGAGTTTCTTCTGTAGAAACTGTCATAATATTTGTAATTTCTTCAATACAGTGCTTTGCAAACTCTTGTGGAAACTCATTAATGTTTTCTACAACCTTAAAAAGGTAATCCAATCTCTTGAAAACATTTATCATATTAGTTTCTTGCAACTCCTTGTATAGCTTTTGACACTGGCCATTGAGTTCTAAAGCCACCTTTTCTAACTCTTCATACGAGAGCTTCTTAACTTCTTTATTCTCTTCCATATTTTACTTCGTTAAAATAATCCCATACATATCTACAATAGATAACCAAGTATCTACATCCATTCCATCAGGAATATCATTGACACTAAAAACTAGTACATCATCATTAAATTCATAAGAATCATTTTGAGGAATCTTACAAGCATCTTCTGGTGTTGAAGTTTTAGCCTCCTCATTCACTTTAGTAGCTGTAATCAAGTACTTCTCACCATTGATTACATACTCCATTTCAAAAACATTCTCTTCCATTACTTTAAATAATTATAATAATCTAATTCTTTTTCTTCTAAAAACTTATGACCATATCTCTCTTCATATAGTCTCTCCCAATTTTCTATAGATGTAGTAGTAATATCAGTATCACCACAATCATCACAAAAATCATATCCTCCCACTATTTTAATCTTTAATGATAAACAAGTTTTACAATAATATACTGGCTCATCATTATAGTCTTCAATAGTTAAACTGTTAAACTCTTCCATTAACCAAAATAAATTAAAATAAAACCATTAGATACTTGTACAATATCTACAATATTTCCTTTGTTAATACCAATACGATTGGCTTCCGCCACTATTTGATTAATATTACCAGGACCGATAGTTTTTATTACTTCTTCCATAACTTCTTAATTATTAATTAGATACCTCTGTAAGATTCGAACTTACGCACCCTAGTTTAATCGACTAGTGCTCTACCACTGAGCTAAGAGGTATTAGCTGGATCAACGTCCTAACCAGCACGAGATATAAGTGTTTTTCCTCAAAGAGGGCAGGAGTTCTATTCCACTAAACCCGAGACGTTTTTGTTTATATATGTAAGAACTAACAACAGTGCAAAGATAAACATTAGTTTTGACAATTCCAAATTTTTATGCAATTATTTTTAATTTATCTTTCACTTATAGGCTCTGGATAATCAGAAAAACCTTCCATGTTATTTCTTAATAATTTAGATCCTTTTTTAGGGTCAAAGTTTATCTTACTTCTAATCTTCATTTCTTTCGGTCTATCACCAACGAATAATCTACTCCATGTAGGAAAATCATAAGTATCGTGCATATAGATAGCCTTTTCTTCAGGATTCCACATCATACCAAAATTAGCTAACATTCCTAAAGGATTTGATTCATTTGTAGATAGTTCTAAACCTCTTTTTATACCAGTATTATCACCATCAACTTGTTGCCAAGTATTAGGATTTTCTAATACTCTTTTACCAGTTTCATACATTTCTTCAATAACCCATTTTTTAGGTAATTCTGGATTATTCTTTTTATAAGTATCATAATCTCTATATATTTTACCAGTATTTAGTGTATCTGCTATAGCTTGTATATTTAAATCCATTCTAGGAGTAGTACCATAAAAATCTGATGGTGATTTTCCATTAGCTATTTTTTCAGCTTCTACAGCATCATCCCAAGAAGTTTTAGCATTAGAGTTCATTTTAGGAACATTATTATTTAATCCTAAATAAGCTTTCCAATATTCATTTTCTTCACCTCTTGATTGATTACCTCCTAAAAGCATATATAATAATTGAGTAACACCTAAACCACCGGTAGGATCATATCTTCTATACTTTCTAAGTCTACTATTTTTAGTATCGTCTGAATAACCTCCTTCAGAATATTCATTATAAATACTTTTAATAGTATTTAAATTTTTTAAATTATGTTTTTCAACTACTTCTTTAATAAAAGAAGCTCTCTCTGATATAGAGAGAGCATCCCAAGCGTTATTATTTCTTTTTACCATAATATTTAAACCAATTATAGTGTTTTCTTTTATTCAAATACTTGTAATTCTTAGCATTATTATAAGCCTCTTGTTCAAAAGAAATCATATAATAAGCATATCTACCATTAATAACCAACCTAATCAACCATTCAATAAAATACCATATATAAAAGAATATATAACCTAATTCTTTCATTTGTTCTGTATGAATAGCTTCGTGATTTAATGTAGATTTTTCAATCTTCTCACCTTCGTACTCTTTTCTAATAAAATAAGTACCAAATAAATTTATAGCATAAAATCCTTTAAAAGGAATAATCTTTGAATATTTTATTTTCATCGTCCTACAGATGTTATATTATTAATACCTTTATTTAAATTAACTCTTCCTCTTGAAATAGCACCACAATCTTTACATCTATAAAGTTGATACTTACCAACTGTAGTATAGTAATATTTATCAGGAATTGGTTCAAGCTTTTTAGAAGAACAGATAGAACAAATAGGAACTGTTGATAAAAGCAAGTTACCACAGTTAGGATGATTCTTAATCCAAGGTCTTATTTTTATGTAGAGCTCCTCCAGTATCTGGACATCTTTTACATTATAATCACTCATATATTTCAATGCTTCCTCATCACCATTTAAACAATCTTTCCATAATTGAAAGTTTGTATCCATCTTATGAGGAATATTAAAATAACCTGCCAATGCATCAAGTTTATTAGAACTAAACTTAAATTCTCTTTTAGCTACTTCTAAAGTATCAATCACTTTATAAGAAGATGGTGGATTTAAACCATTTAAAATAAATCTAGTATTCATCCACTTAACATCAGCTTGGTTAGCATTATGAGCTATTATTATATCAGCTTCATCTATAAGTTTCCATAGAGATTTAACTATCCTAGAATCATCTTCATTAATAGCTTCTTCTGAAGTAAGTCTATCACTCATAGTATATTCTGAATATAACCATTTAGCTGACCAACACAATATAAACCATTCTGATATTGTAGCATCTAGAGATATATTTTGTTGCCATCTACCCCATACCCATGCTGATAAAGGAGCTGTTTCCAAATCAAATATTAAAATTCTAGGAGTTTTTCTAGTAAAGTTCTTAACTTCTCTCCTAGCTTTAACAATGTCTTCAGGACTACATTTAAACATTTTTGATAGTTTACCTTTACCCATTTCTATATAGTAAGGTTTTTCTATCATTAATTTAACAATTTCTGCAAATTTCATATAAATTATTTTGAATTTCGTTTTAAAGAGCCCTTATGATATCTATAACATTTTTACATGTTATATCTTTAATTATATCATAATTGTCGAACCTAAGTACTTTATATCCTAGTGCTTCTAAATCTTTGGTTCTTTCTAAGTCTTTTACTTGCTGCTCTTTTGTATAATGGTACTCTCCATCTAACTCTATAATTAATTTTTTAGAAGGAATAAAAAAGTCAACGATATAAAACTTCTTTATAAGACTCTTTTTCTTAATATAAATTATATTTTGATATGAGAAATTAAACTCATCATTGTATTTCAATAGTGCACGAGCTAATATGCTTTCTGCTTTAGTTTGTCTTGTGACTAAGTCTTTTCTAAATTCTTTGGCTTTATCTTGCATCCAGTTGTTTATTCTTTCAATCTCTGCTAATCTCTCTTTTTGAATTTGTTTTTGAGATTTGTTACATTGTCTTTTAATCCTAGCTTTTTCTTTTTTAAGCTCTTTCTCTAAATAAATCTGACGTTTACTTTTTTGCATACTTCTCCCCTTTAATTATATATTAGCTTTACTACTAATCAAAACTTCACTTTAGTGAAAGAAGAGACCTAGGTGCTTTCAAAACCCTCGCTTACACAAAGTAATACTAAGTGTTTTCATATACTAGCACCTTTGGGCGTTTATATATTATTAGTTCTTCTCTTCGGTTATCTCTAGGGTCTATTACCTCTGCCCTGCTAATGGTATCCTTTACTTTCCCATGTTGGCTAGACCACCAAAGTTACTAATATATGAGTTCCTATGTCTTTTCACATCTCTAAAGGGATGTTTATATTTAAAGACAAAGGTAAAAACTATTTTTGACAATTCCAAATTAATTTTCAATATTATTTATTTTAAAAAATAATTTTTTAATTTTTTTTTTTTTGAAAATTTTTTTATTATTTGTGTAAGTGGGGGGTAAAATTTTAAATTTTTTAATTTTTAATTTTTTTGTATTTATGTAAGTTGAGGATAAAAATTATTTTAAAAAATTTTTAAAAATTTTCTGAATTTATATGAGTGGGGGATACCCCAAACCCACCCTCCCCACCATTCAGGCGATGGGTATTATCCCCCCGTACTTAACAACCTCAACTAAATTCAATCAACAGAGGAATTTACTACGCTTTTATCAAGGATTTAAGCACTGCTATCTCACTAAATTAAAGCAGTTAAAAGTAGTATTAGTACCATTGATTGAGCTTATTTGAGGGTATTAAAGCAACATTTAGTAATATGGCAACAACAAACAACAATGTGAGATTTGAGAATGTTAGAACTATTGCAGAGCAGGCAAGAGCTTGGGGTGCTAAGAAAGTTTATCCTGTTACTTCTAACAAAGGTGGTGTAGTTAAGACCTATGAGGATGGTACACCAAAGATGTTCTTGACTGATGGTATTGCAGGTCATACTGTCGCTATCAGCAAGTCAATCTGTATGCTCATCCACTCAAAGTCAGCACTTCCAGCAGTAGCTATTGCTGATGTAGTTGATGAGACTACAGGTGAAGTAGTTCCTACACTCTATGAGCAGAAGAACAATATGACCTTTGCTCACGAGGACTATGCTATGGAGTTCTAACAAAAACAATACAACAGGGGAGAAATCCTCTGTTGTTTTTGTTTTTTGTAAGTATTACTATTAGTTGGATTTCTACTAGTTTTAATAGTGCTTGTAGTACTGTTTTTGCTGTGTTATTTTTGTTTATAAGTTGTTGATAGTTAATGAGTTAATACGAGTGTCAATCCAACTTCCCCAACAATTAGTACTACAACCACAATACTCAAAACACACCAAATCATATAAATTATAACTGTTTAGTCCTCTACTAATTCACACAAAAGTGATATTTTGTATGAATACTAATATTAAAAATACTATGATTTCATATAAAAAAGGACTTATTATTGCTAAAAATAAGAGTCTTGAATCAGAATATTATGCTTGTATAGCAGATAATTTAACTCCAAAAGAAGCACTTTTAGAATTAAATATTTATGAGACCGAGAATTCAAAAAACACCAACATTAGTTGCATCTACAACAAATGATGCTACTATACAAGATTTATGCAAATTTAATAGAAAACAATCTCACAAAGAAAAGACTATAAAATCATATATTCTTACTTGTTGGGGTCATAAAAAGATTATAACAAAAACAGAATATGATTATTATAACTCATTAGGTTTAACTGATTTAATTCGAATTGAATATGCGTAATTTAGACACAATCAATAGAGGAAATCACATTAAATCATTTGATTTTTTAGATGAATTAGATGATATATACGAAGATTATTATGAACCAATAAACATTGAAGAAGATGAAATCAACTACGAAGACTAAAACTACTCTTATAGAAAGAATAGTTTTCATACTAATGTTAGCAGGAATAGCAACAATGTTTTATTACTGCATACCAGAAGCAAATGCTACTAATCAACCTACTCAGAAAAATCAATCTGAGTGGGTTGAAACAAATATTATTGAATTACCAGAAGGTATAGAAGTATTCTCAGGTATTACTCGTAATGGTAATCCTAAATACTGGATTATTATAGATGATATTAAAGTCTTTTTATCAGCTACTAATAAAGAACACTATATCAATGGTACAGCAACAATTCTTTTAGTTGAATGGTATAATAAATCTTTAGATAGATATAAATATACTACAAGACAAAAGAAAGAAACCAAATCAAAACGAATAAACTTTGAAAAGATATGAAACAACAATTTTTTGGAGACAAAGGTCTCACAAATACGTCAGCTAATCATATAGCTAATCTTGCAAAAGAAGCTTATGAAAGATTAGAAGCTAAACTGAATACAACCTCTTTTATTAGAGAGATTATTACAGTTATAGGTTCTACTGCAGAAACTAATGTAAAACTATCTCAAGCAGGATTGATTACATTAGCACCAAACATTCTCAAAGAAATATGTGAATATAAATCACTTATTGCTTGGTTGAGAGAGGCTATTAAAGAGAAAGATAATCTCTTTAAAGCTAATAAAAAATGGGTATCTGATGAATATACTGAACATATGAAAAACAGACCTCAATGTGAAGATTATCTTACAGAACAAGATGTTATTGAATCTTGGACTGTTGCAGAACAAGAAGATTATCTTTCATTAGAAACTGTATGTGCAGTTGTAGGTAAGTATATTCATCCTAATGGTCCACTATCAAAAGCCAAAACAGAATTAAGTAATAGAATTAATAAACCTGTTACTACTGAATGTTCTGGTAGAGATACTATTATTAGAAGATACTATCCTGAATGTACAGAGGAAGAGGTTAATAATCTCTTTTTCAGTCTTCAAAAGAATCATAGAGAGTATCAAGCAAGGATTAATGGTATCAAGCATAAGATTGATATGACTATTCGTGAAGATATTCAGAAGAAAGATGAAGCTTTTAAAAAAGCTATTCAAGAGTATAACAATAAAGCCGAAGAGCTTATTGTAGCTGATAAACTTACAAGAGAAGAAAAGCATAAAGAGATTGAAGCTCTTAAGATTGTTATTCCTAATGATCTTAAAGCAGTCTACAATAAGCTTACTTCAATGTAAGTAAAACTATACCCGTTCTGATATAATTCCGCGTTTATCCCTATCAATTATATCAGTTCGGGTATAATATATCTAAACACAAACTGATAGTTTAGCTGGAAATTGTGTTGAATACATATAAATATTACACTATTAAATATAATAGACAATTTTAATATGACTTTATTGCTCTGGTGCCACCAGAGGACAAACCTGTCTTCAGTTCCATATTATTATAATGCTTTATAAGACCATTCATTGTATATAATGAGTTTTTAGAATGGATTATAGTAAAATGATTTTGTTCTTGCTTTTGCTGGAACTGAAGGTTCTTGTTATTGATATTGTTATTATCTTGATGTGTAATATTTATATGTAAGATATATTTGTTTTATTAAAATATTTGTTTTATATTTGCAACATAATTAATGGTCCAATGGTGGAATGGTAGACACGCTTGGTTTAAGCCCAAGTGACCCGCAGGGTCATGTGAGTTCGAATCTCACTTGGACTACTAAATAAAAACAATAATCACATCCCAGATGATGGGTAAAACTGAGATAAAATTATGTGGGTCCCTACAATTGGCCAATTAGTACCACACATACTCTCTCGGATATAATAATCGATGATATCTTAATAATAATATCCCATAGGCTCTTAGCTCAAACGGGACTGGCGGAGATGGAGTAGATTATTGTTTTTATTTTATTAAAGCACATACAAACCCCCTTTTATATAATCCGTATTTGAATAAATTTTTTAGTTTTTGTGTGTGCTTTTACTAACATAACATATAATATACAAAAACACAACATTTTATATATTATATGATATATTATATAGTCGTGAGATTATATAGAATTACTGCAATTCGTTGATTCCTCGGAATTGTAAGTATTCAAACTGTTTCATGATTTAATCTGAGTGTTTTCATATTTGGTTTGCATTGTTTATACTGTTTTTGATTGATTGAGGAATCAAATAAAACTACTATTTAAAATATTATTTTGTTTTAGATAAATTTAAAAAGTAAAAGCTGTGTTTAAATTTATATTATTTAGTGTGTAGTATTGATACGAGACTTAATTAAGGAAGCTATTTAATATAAATACAGATGTAGGAATAATAGACTAATAAATTATTTGCTGTTATACTTCAGTAGATTATTAGTCAATAATAGTTTTATTTTTAAATTGCGAGTTGGTGTAGTTGGTGGCACATCACACTTTGACTGTGAAGGCATCCAGAGGTTCGAGTCCTCTACTCGCAACTCAACACTCACGGGACTGTAGGGAGTAATAATGAGTCAGTCTGCTTTAAATGGGGCAAGTATACATCGAGGTTTACTAGTGGTTGGCGTTAAAAAACTAGGACACTGCTTAATAAAAGTAGATTAACAGACAAGGTAGTATTATTGAGGAATTGTTGTTACCCTCTTTAATACTACCTTATTTTTTATTAACTTGAAAATTTCAAATCACAAATTTAAATAGTAACTAATTAACAATCAATTATATGACATACGAAAGATTTTTAGAAATTAAAGAACAATATAAAGATTTAGAAATTAAAAATGCTGATATTTCAAATCTTTTATTTAACCGTGATGTAAATCGTCATCGTTATGAGAATAAAAATAATACTAATTATCCATTTTGGAAATATTTAGTACGAGATTTTAATTTTTTTGGTAATGACATTTATACTCAAGAAAAAGGTATTTATAATATTATTGCTTATATAAAATGTAATATATTCAATGAAGAGGAATGGAAAGAAATATTACCTTATATATATTTTGAAGAATTTAATAAAGCATACGAAGAATTACTGGATGAACTGGCTCCGTTTTTAGGTAAAATATATAGATGGAGAAAGGATTTATATTTAGAATTTTGGCAAGGAATTTTTAGTAACCACAGGGCAATAAAAGGAAAAACCTTAGAGCAAAGTATTAATAATAAGAAAAATGGAGAAAAATATAATAGTATACTACTTAATATGTATCCTATAATTAAAAAGTTTTTAGAAAAATATAAAGATTCTCATTATACTCTCATGACAAGACTTACAGATAATTAAAAACAATCAATTATATGGGAACTAACTTTTATGCTCGTATTATTCCTAAAGAGGAAGATAAGCAAAAACTATTAGATGCTATCAATAATAATCAATATGATATTATTGAAGATTTAGCATCTGAGTTATATGGACACAGAAATGAATATACCAGAAAAGGTAATAAAATTCATCTTGGTAAAAGAAGTTGTGGTTGGAAATTCTTATGGAATTCAAATACAATTAAATATTGTGATGGTTATATAGACCAAGAAACAAAAAAATATATACCTGTTTATAAGTATGATCAAGTATACCCTCTTACTAAACAAGGTATTACAGATTTTTGTAATAGAGAAGATGTAATCATTACCGATGAGTATGGAGAAATACAAGACCCTAAAGAATTTTTAGAAATGGCATTTTCTTGGGGAGAACCTGATGGTCTAACATCTAAAGAATATCAAGAAAATCCTAAATATGATGCTCCTCCTTATTTCGGATGTAAAAGAGAAAATGAAAAATGGGAAGACCTTGGTTTCAAAGTAGAATATTATGACTTTAAATCTGATGGATTAAGATTCTCTACATCAATTAATTTTAGTTAGAATTAATGATTTAATTATGAAAAATAAAATGTTTTATACTATAATTAGTATAGTACTAGTTATAGTAACAACTATTTCAATTATGAATTGGTTTAGTATTAGTAAATTAAGTAAACATCATAAAATTGAGTATCCAGAATACTCTTATGCTTATGATTGTATTAGAGAAGTAGAGTTAAAATATCACGAAACTAAAGCTTTGCTTTGTACAGAAGTTCAAAAGTATATTGATTCTGTAGCTCCAGAAAGTAATCTTCGTGGTTATGCTGTTGTAGAAGAATGTGAAAAATTTAATATAGATATTAAATTTGTATTAGCACAAGGAGAAATTGAATCACATTTTGCTACTAAAGGTATTGGAGGTAAACTACATAATGTATTTAATATTGGAGTGTTTGATGGTCTATCTACTGAAAGTATAAATTCTACATATAAATATAATTATCCAAATCAATCTATTAGACCTTATTTAAAACTATTAACAGAAAGATATTTAGTTAATAAACTTGAAGAAGATTTAATGATTAATTATGTAGATATAGATGGAAATAGATATGCTAGCGATCCTAATTACGAATCTAAACTTAAAGACAAACACACTTTTATATTAATACATACTAAAATTGATTTATTACAAAAACAAATGTATAATCATGCTTTAAAATGTAACAGACGATGAAAAAATTTATTAAAAATAATTGGGTATTATTAGTTTTAGGCATAATAAACTTGTGTTTTTCATTTTTTACGCCTATTACTAAAGTTATACTACTAAATTCTTTTACGGCAGGAGTGTGTTTAACTGCGTTTACATTAGGTTGTATATACACATATTGTGAAGAAAAATATGGAGAAGATTAATATAAAATTTTCAGGACTGTTAACTACATTGTTGACAGTCCTTTTTGTTGGTTTAAAACTAACTAACTACATAAACTGGTCTTGGTGGTGGGTATTATCACCAATATGGATTCCTATAGTATTTATAATACTATTAATAATATTAATTGGTGTAGTATATTGTTTAAAAGGATAAATTATGTTATATTTATTATTAATACTAGTAGTTATATTGTGGATAATAGCAGCATTCACAGCAACTGATTACAGAGGAGATTCTATTACAGACCAACCAACTTTCATATTAGGAATTTTTATAGGCGTTCTCTCTCTTATAGCAATATTATCATGTTGGGGAGTATACTCTTATAGAACAGAAACTATTAATTCTCAACTAGAAGTATTAGAAAGTCAAAATGCAATCATATTATCACAAATTGAACCTGTAATACAAAAAGCATTAGATTTTGAGAGTAATACTTATAAAGAATTAAAAGTTAATCCTGAAAACATTATTACAATAAGTCAAATATATCCTGATTTAAAAGATAATAGTTTTATTCAAACTCAATTAAATGTAATAATTAATAATCAACAACAAATTACACAATTGAAATTGAATAAAGCTACACTTAATGCTTTTCATTTTTGGATACGGAGTAAAAGAATTTGATATGAGAATAGCAATACAAGGACATCCAACTAGAGGAAAAGAAGTAATTCAAATTCTTAAGAGTTTAGGCGGTAAAAATACAGATGGACTTGAAGGAACCTATAAAACATTTTATTACATAGATGATAAAAATGAAATAAGTGACGATCACAAAAAGAACTTTCCACCAACTTATAAACTATATACTCTAGAAGAATTTGAAAAAGAATTTCCTTTTAAAATTGGAGATGAAGTTACAATTGCAGGACTCCCTGATTTTCCAAAAATTATTACTCAAATGGCATGGGATTGTGATGAAATCTTATATTCATTTGAAGATTCAAATAATACTTGGTTTTCTGCAAAAGCTTTAAAAAAGTTTAAAATGAAAGAAGAAAGAAACATAACACTTACTCTTGATAAGGCAAAGGAGTGGTATAAGAAAGGCGGAGAACTCAGAGAAATTGCTTTACAAGCTTATTCTAAAGAAGAACTAAATCCACTTCCTAGAAGTTGGGAAGAGTTTGCTACAAATTACGCTAGAATGGGTTATTATATATCTTCAGATGGAAAACCATTAATGTGTGCTTCTAGTGGAAAACTTTCTTCTCCACATGTTTGCCCTTCTAAGGAATCGGCAGAAGCTCATCTTGCAATGATTCAACTTGAACAGTTGAGAGATTGTTATAGAGGTTTATTCGTAACTGTTATAGGAATGCCTGTTTGGAATATCAGTATGTATGATGGAAAACCTCGTATCTTTCAAGCTATGTGGGGAAGGAATCAATCTTTCTTATCATTTCAATCAAGAAAAGTAGCAGAAGAATATCTTGAAAACTTCAAACCTTTAATTGAAAAAGCAGGAGATTTAATTTAATAAACTAACCTATACCAGAGTGATATTTGGTATAGGTTCCAATTTTAAAAAAATGACATTATGATAATATCAGGAAAAGAATTAGCTAATAAAATAAAATTAGATATTAAAAACAAAATTGATTCAATTATAAAATCTGGAAATAGAAAACCTTGTTTAGTTACAATACTTGTAGGAGATAATCCCGCAAGTAAAGTGTATGTTGCAAATAAGGAAAAAGCTTGCAATGAAGTTGGAATTATAAATATAACAGAAATATATCCTGAATCTATAACAGAAGATGAATTAATCAACCATATTAAAGAATTTAATAATAGTCATTTAGTAGATGGTATATTAGTACAATTACCATTGCCAAAACATATTAATAGTGAAAATATATTATTAGCAATAGATCCTAAAAAGGATGTTGATGGATTTCATCCTCAAAATGTAGCTAATCTGTGGCTTAATAAAGAATGTACAATACCATGTACTCCTAAAGGAATTATTAAACTGTTAGAATCTATTAATGTGGATTTGTGTGGTAAAAATGTTGTTGTTGTAGGTAGAAGTAATATTGTTGGATTACCTATTGCAAAACTATGTTTAGATAGGAATGCTACAATAACTATCTGTCATAGTAAAACAAAAAACTTAAAAGAAATTACTTCAGAAGCAGATATTTTGATAGTAGCTATTGGCAAACCTAAATTTATCACTTATGATATGGTAAAAGTAGGAGCCACTGTTATTGATGTTGGAATTAATAGAGTTGATAATAAACTATGTGGTGATGTTGATTATGAAAATGTTCAACATAAAACATCTTATATAACACCAGTACCCGGCGGAGTAGGCCCAATGACTATTACATGCTTACTTGAAAATACCTTAGAATTGTTTTTAAAAAATGAAAAACTTTAGATTAGAAGTTCCTGAAGGAGAAACACATTGTGATTGTTGTCCTTTTTATGAAGACACGGATAGTATTTTAAATAATGAAATAACAAGAAAAGACATTTGTCAATTTCTTAGAGAAAATAAACATTGTTTTAAATACAATTTTTCTAAAATGCATATTTGGGAGGATTAATATGAAAGCGCGAATAAAAGCAACGGGAGAGATTGTAGAAATTGTAAAAATAGAAGACAACCTCTTTATAGATAGTTCTTGTTGTCAATACGAACCATATGAAATTGAGTGGGAAATAAATAACTCAAACTACTGGACTCGCCTTGAGCATCAGTACGCAGGAATGGCGATGCAGGGGATGTTAAGCGACAATATGGCAATGGAACAAATTGTTTATAATCAAGAAGGGATGATAGCCAAGATAGTCGCAACCTTTGCAGTTACTTGTGCCACCGCACTCGTAGAGAAACTAAAAGAAAAAGAGGAAAGGAAATGATTTGGGCAATAGTATGTTTGGCTCTCTCTATCGTGGTATTTGGCTTTTTACTTTGGTGCGCAGGTCCAGATGATTCATGGATGATAGTTATTGGAGGTTTATGTATGATAGCAATGGGAGCATCCTGTGTAATTCTATGCGACACAACAGCACCAATGCCAAGTGCAATTGATGTCTACCGAGGCAAGACCACCTTGGAGATAACTTATAGGGATAGTGTGGCAATAGATTCAACGGTTGTTTATAAAGTGAGATAGGTATGGAAAAAATAACAATACTTGCCAATAGGCTTGCAGAATCTATCCTTATGGATTGGGATAAGGAAGAACAAATCAAACTTGCGGGAGAAGTCGCTGTTGAATGCCATAGTATTATTCACGAAGGGAATAATTCATCTCTTTTGACACTTATTAAAGATATGAGAAAAGTTCAGCGACAATACGAACTATTACCTAAAAACGCCCCGATAAAAAATCGAAATAGTCTAAATCTTGAGAAAGGTTATCTTGAGATAGAATTGGATAAATTTTTAGGATTGTAAAAGGGGTGTTAATATGGGAGACATTGATGAAAGACCACTAAGAGAGTCAGACGAGTGGTAAACAATGGGGAGGAAACTCCCCTTAGACAATTAAGTTATGGTGAAAAGGAAATTAGGATTTGTAATATATAGAGTGTCGTGGGAAGTATATGATGATGAGGGTTGTTATGAAGAGTTCTATACAGACTGGCATCTTGATAAAGAGGCGGTTGTATCACATCGAAAAGAACTTCTTGAACTTTCAAAAGTAAGAAAAGACATTCATGTCAATGATATTCAAGAAGAGTTTGTGTCTTGCACTAAGGAAGAAATCCAAGAACTTGTTAATAAAACGTTTTTATGGGAAGACAATTAGTATGTAAAGAATCCTTACAAACTCCAACATTTAATGAGCCTTGCAATAGGCAATGTTGGAATTGTGGCTTTACTAATATTTGTATGTCGAAATTCATTACTAAATATACGATTGAACAATATGGTAATAACAATCAATCTTGGTAAGTTACTACTTACAATATTGCTTCTTATAGCAGATGCTTTCATTGCATGGTATTTGGCTAAATGGTATTATACAAAAAAGAAATAACTATAATGATAAAGAGAGACTTGCTTGAGGCTATCGAGGATATGCCGATGGATGCACCGATAATGGTTTGTCAAGTTGGAGGACTTATGACTGAAGTAGCAGATGCCGTGTTGAGTGAGATTCAGTTCAACAACTTAAAGTAC